CCATAATGCATATATAACAGACCAATTGCTTGGTGCAATAGCGTAGGAGGAACGCTAGGACAAGATAAGATAGGGGAGGTAACACTCCCCTTGTCTTATGAAAGGAGAATATGAACGAAGAAGATTTATATGAAAGTCTTAAGAATCTAAATCCAGCAAGAGATAAGCTAGGTAAGGATAGAGACTTTCAGCAAAATATAATGCAATGCATAAGATACTTAGATAATGAAATCAAAGAGATTAAAAGGAGGTTAGATGAAGAAACAAAACGACCCAAAGAAAACTAAGCATCATAAAATATATGAAGATACTAGACCTACTTATATAAGGCATAAAGAAGCTGTAGAATCTATACCCAAAAGATGTTGGTGGATAAGAGACTATTTAAAAGGAATCTATACTTATAGAGGTAAGAAATGAGTGTTAAAGAATATATAGGCAAGAATATATTCACTTGTGAAATGTGTAAAAATCAAGAAAAGGAAATGTTCTTGTGGGAAGGTGTTATAACTAAAAAAGTATTGCATATATGTAAAAAATGTGCAAAGAGAGACTCAGGTAAAAAAACTTTAGATAAAATAATGGAGAAAAAATGAAGAATAAAAATCAAAAGCTTACGAACAAACAGATAGAATATAATCTATCTAGACTATATCAAGAAGTAGGACAGATAGCTCAAGTTTTAGATAGCATGGGTAGTATGATGGTAAAATACATAGAATATAAAGGAGATAAGGATGGATTTGCGAAGCATTGTGAGTCTGAAGGAACGAAGGGAAATGATGAGCGTGGAAAGCAAGATTAAAGAATATCAATTTAAGAAGTATAAAAAATGCATTCAATGTCAAGAACCTGTCCCTAGAGCAGTATGTACCATTAGTTGTAGTAATTGTGGATATACTGACAACTGAGACGAAACATTAATTTATCTGGAAGATAAAGACTAATATATTGTAAATTATTATAATAAATAAAGGAGCTATAATGGCTGAAAAGAAAAAAACTACTAAAAAAAGAGATAAGTGTGTTGATTCTGAGAGAGTATTAACCAGACTTAAAGAGTCTGAAGAAAAGAATAGGATAAAATTTAAAGAATTAACTGAAAAAGTACTTCCTATGTATGCACAAATGGAAGACTTAACTAAAAAAGTAATAGCTTTTGACGCTCAAGTTAAGTCAAATGAAAATATATTCACAAGAATAAAACAAAGATTAGGGCTTTGATATGTTACTCTCAAAGGCTTATATTAGAAAGCAATTCATAAAATTAGGCATACAAATGAATGATGAGGCCTTAGAATTGCTCTGTGAGCAGGTTAAAGCTGACATTAAAAAGTATGCCTTGAATGCTAAAGACTTAGGCTATAAACGCCTAGTAAAAGATAAGGTACCCATAATAATTGGAGACTATGAGAATGTCTAATAATTTGAGTTTAAAAGAAAAGGTAGAAAACTTAGTTTTATTTGCCAATCGCTCAAAAAACCTTGATAATGTCATCGAAGAAGTGTTAAATTTTGTTAGGAACGAAAACAAAAATGCTATCTTAGAATTCCTAAAAAAGGACAAATATGAAGGCTTCTTCTGCAAAAGGGAAGGGGAGACGACTACAGAATTATCTGAAAGATAAACTGTACGAATGTTTTCCTTCTTTAAGAGATGGAGACATTAAAGGAGCAGTAATGGGAGAGTCTGGAGAAGACATTAAGCTCTCACCTGCAGCTAAGGATTTAATTCCTTATAGCTTTGAATGTAAAAACCAAGAACGACTGAATATATGGGAGTCATTAAATCAGGCCGAGGGGAACTCTGACGACAGAACTCCTGTCTTAATATTTAAAAGAAACAGAACTAAAACTTACGCAACAATTGAATTAGATGCGTTTTTAAAACTTATAAGGGAAAATGATGCGACCAAAGAAAATAAATAAAGCTATAGATGAAGCTAAAGTTAGTATCTGTGCTGAATATGTATCTCTAATATTTGGCAATGAATGCTATGAAGAGCTAAATCCTAGCGATAAATTCAAACTAGTCAATATGCTAGTAAGAACTAAAAGATTGGAATCAAGATACCAAGCTTAAATATCATATTAATGATAACTGTAACGGTGATAATCCCTCCTATTGGAGGGTTATTGCTTTTCAGTTATTTTTTTTACAATATACTCTTAGGAGAGTTCTAGTAATCCTCTAAATCGCCTACTTCTTTTAAAATATCTTTTATTATTTGTTCGGCCTCAGGATATATAGGAACTGGAAATTTATCAACCATCTTCTTATATTGTTCGTTTAAACCATATATCATAGATAATATAAAATCAAATCCCATCATAGGAAGATAACCTAAATGCCATTTTCTAATATAATGAGTTACCTGCCTCTGAATATCTTCATCTTCTATAGGCTCATCTGACATAAAAGCACCTCTAGCTAGCATAGCTGGAAATAAGAATATCCAACTTAATAAATCAGAACCAAAGTTTCTAATCTGACCTCCGAAACCCATCTTTCCATATACAAAATTTGTTAAGAATGGAATTTTAAATGGTCCTCTAACAAACTGGTCCCATAAAGCAGTAGCCAAACCTTGACTCCAGAACCAAACTCTAAATGCTTGAAGTTCTGGATGAGTAGCTCTCCTAGCTCTTCCCTTAGTCCTACTTATTCTAGGGTCGAATAAATGACCTAATAATTTTACAACAGCTTTCATAGAGAAATTCTGATTTTCTACATCTTCTACATCCTTTAATGATTCGTAAGCCCAGCGAAATCTTCTAGAGTCTTTCCCCCATTTTTGTTGAGACCAGTATTTAAACTTACCCATAAGATTTCCAAAACCATTCCAATTATATCTTCCAACATCTTGAGTAGATAAACCAAAATTAACAAAATAATTATATTCACTTCCTATAGTAATAACCTTTTGTATATCTTCTTCAGCAGTATATTCCCACCAGTGAACATGATTAGGGAGAGCTCCATGTAACCAAGCTCTATTAACGCCAATAACAAAACTTATACTTCTAAGAGCAGCTTCAGTATCGCTCATAGTTAAACCAAATTGAAACTTAGTTATTTGTCCATATAATTGGCCTACTGTCAATGCTAAATCAGAAATAGGACCGCCAACATTCTTTCTAAATTTACTAATAGGGACATCTTTTAATGCAGTTTTAAATACATATTCTTTATTAATTGCATATTGAATAAGCTTATTAATGGCAGCTTCTTTTTTCTCTCTTTTAATTCTCTTACGTCTAAAATTAACTCTATCTTCTTCTAGCAATACTAACTTCTCTACATTGTCTATAAAAATACTAGATTGCTCTAAAAGAATAGTTACTCTTTCAACGAAATTATCATAAGCATCAAGCTCAGATTTTTTCTTGTTACCTCTTACAGTCCTTTTAAAATCAGCCCAAATACTTTTCTTAGTAGCTTCATGAAATAACATCATTTCACCAAGTATTCTGTCGGCTATATCTTGCTCTAATTGTATTCCTATTATACCATTAACCATAGCCCTACTAAAAAAGTCTGAAAACTCTGTTATACCAGACCTCTGTATTATAGATTTAATAGCTTCACCTACAGTAATATTTCTACCTGGTATCTTAGTAGTACTATTATAATCCTGTAAAGCTTCTTGGAATACATCCTTTCCAAAGTCGTATATATTCTCCATCATAGCAGTCATATTAGTTAAGGGACTACCTGCTCCAGATAAATAAACACCAGTGAGCCATCCAGCAAATCTTCTCATATTTTCTTGATGTTCTTTGGCACTTAATGTATATAAAAAATCAGGAGTAATCGAATTTATAAATCCTGCCTGACCCTCTACAGTCATTCCCATAAATCCTTCAGTTGTAGGGTCTCCAAAAGGAACCTTAAATAGATTTATCATAGTTCTTATTACAGCTTCAGATTCAGCAATATCTAAATTATGTGCTAAAGTAGAAGACAAATGGTTTCTTTCTATTGCTGACATTATATGCTTTAAATAATCATAATAAACACCAACATCATTTCTTCCACTTCTAATATCAAAAGCTCCTGATATTCTTTTAAAGTATTTATTATCTTGAGAGAAAGGAATTAAAGAATTAGACTGATAGTCTTTATGATACTTGTCAAAATTATTTCTTATTTCTGATGCATTAGATAACTTATCTTCATGTATTTCCTTTTCTCTAATAAGCTTCCTTTTAGCAGCGGCAGTTCCTGTATGTTTATCAATTTTATCCTGAAGTGTAGTTATTACATACTCCATATCTTGAATGTACATATCTACCAACATCTTATATACATTGGTATCGTAAATAATAGGCCAGTGCCTAGATTTCTTCTCAACTTTTGCACCGTTAGCTATAACGAGTTCATCGCTAATATACATTCCAAAAGTATCTTTTAATAATTTTATCTTCCTTCTTGATTTATCATCTATAGCTGAAAATATTTTCTTAGCTTGATTACTATTAGGATGAAAGAATAATAATTTAATCTGGTCTTCTGTTAAATTCTTAAACTGCTCAGATAACGTACCTATAAGCGTATCTACAGATTCTTGAAACTGCTCAGCCATATATTCAAACACTACATTATCTACATTTCTAGCTTGTTCTGCTAAATGCATGAATCTTTTAAAGTCTTTTTTATTTAAAACAACATTCCATTTTCCGTCTTGATATTTAGATAAAGGGACAGGAGATGAAAAGCCTTTCATTATATCACCCTCTGGATAATCTGCTGGCAATCCTTTCTTCTTCTTCTCTTCATATTCAGCAATAGCTTCAGGTGTAGGAGGCCATCTTTTAGCATATCCTTCTTCGTTTAACTGCCTTCCCCAATCTTCATGTATCATAAATTGTTGAGTGTCAGGGTCTAAATACATCCACCCCATCATATACATATGAAACAATCTTTGCATATCTCTATCAGAAGCTCTCCCCTGCCTGACTGCTGTAAAGCTATTGAGATTTTCTAAAATATCATTCATTGCCATTTCAGGTATAACTAACTTATCTTCTTTTTTCTTACCTTTATTATATTTTCTAACCCAAGCTTTCAGCTCATCAACATTATCCATAAACATATTTATTCTAGAAGAAACAAATCTAGAGTAATCTCTAACATTTTTAGATAAATCATAAAATGCACCTGTAGGCTCTTCCCATTTCAATGAAGAAGGAGTCTTTATAGAAGACCATATGCCTCCAAAATTAGCGTATGCTGCTCTATCAGGATTAACAGCAGTAACAACTCTTAAAGCTTGTGCTAAAAATAATTTTAAAGAACTCATAGGAAAAAGAGTTAAATCCAATCCTTCTCTAATCTCTAATCCAGTGTCAGGGTCTACTTTTCCAGTCTTCTTTCCAACTTTTAATCCGTGAGGTAAGTGTGTTAATATAAACTCGTACATCATATCTTCTGATATACTAGTCCCTTGTATGATAGCATATATCTTATGAGCCAAAAGAATTCTTTCAGATTTTTTACCATATTTTCTTTCGATAATTTCCATTATCTTTTTGTCTAATAGCTTTTCATCATCAACCGTCTCTCCAATCTTCCACTCTTCTTGAAGGTCCATGCTTAATGATTCATTTATATCTAAAAAATTAGACATAGCTTTATAAGCTTCATCAGAAACTCTATCATTATTTTCTAAAGCTAATATATTATCACGTGTTATCTTGCATTTACCACTCATTAATTGCATGCCCTTCTTTTTATTTCATTCCAAGCAGTAAGATTACCAAGCATACCAGCATTCTTACCTTTTAAATACTTATCTATATTTTTATTATACATTTCATAAAACACATTCAATAAATCAGCATCTAATAAACTGCTTTGTCTATAATCTGAACTAGCATGTGCAATATGTTTAGGGTTCTTAACATTTATATCTACAACTTGCTGACCTTGAATATTTAAAACTGAAAAGGTATCTATTTTATGCTGTCCCTGAAATCCTCTTAAAAATAACAATGTTGATAGAGCCCTAGCTAAAGGAGTTGTTAATGATAAAGGCCTTCCTTTAGCCATTCCAGAATTAGTATAAAACTGCTCAAAAGTTATCACCATGCTTCTAAACATATCGTCTAAATCAAAGCTATTATCATCTAGCTGTTTTCCTTGTTCATTTCTTAACTTTAATATACCGTACCATTCTTTAATCAATGACTCAGTATAATTTTGAGCTTCCTCTAAAGCATTATCAAAATAGGCATCTCTTTGTTCTTCAGGAACTTTAGCTTTATCCATAATTTTTTTAAGATATCTAGATAAGAATCTTTGTGAATTTAGCTCTTCCATAGATTCTACAAAAGCTCCTTGATGTACGTTATCATGAATATCAAAAATACTATTTTTAAATCCTTCTATTTCATGTCTTGCAGCTATCTGGTCTTGTTTCATCTGAGGACTAATAGCTATGCTTTCTATCGGAAGTAATCTACTATTAGCTATGTTAATCTTAATATTGTGCATTTTTATAAAAGCTGATAATGGGTCTCCATCTTTATCAATAACATTCATAATACCATTTATTCTATTTGAGCCATCTTTACCTACAAACGATAAGTATCCATTACTTTGAATCATCGTATCATCTAAAGAGTAATTCTTTCCAAACTCAAATCCATTTCTAATTCTTCCAGGATTAATATGCTGTTGAAAAATTGGGAATACAAAACTATCAAAGAATAATTTATCATTATGATTGCTTAAATCCAAATTTCTCCATTCTCCGTCTTTATTTTTAATTTCAAATAATTGAGAAGCTATTTTCTTTTGTCCGCTAGGCTGACCACCAACGCCTCTTAATAAAAATCCCCACTCTCCTAATAAATTAAATTCGGCATTATCTACAGATGCTTGTATCCATATTCTCAAAAAGTCTTCAACAGTACCTTCCCATCCCATACTACCATCATAATATACATTCCAACGTAATTTATCACTAGGCTTTTTAGGTCTTATGACAGCATCAATTGCTCCAATTTCAAATGAATCATAAACATTATGCATTATACCATAAGATAAAGCTATATTAGCTATCATTCCTACAGCCTGAGCTCCAACAGTTGAATTAGCTATTTGATTAAATCTATCATTCTTATCAAGCAAATTAAGCTTAGAGATTCTTTTTTTAATAAATTTTTGAAGGCTAATAGGAGATATATCTTTATCTTTAGCTATATCAAGCCATACTTGCAATCTATCTCCGCCTAAATATTCTATGTGGACTTCATCACCATCAGCATCCATCTCTAAATAAGCCTTAGCATCTTGAGGATTAACTTCGATAATCTTAGAGTCTGAATGTACAGATTTAACTCTAACTATCATAGAGCTACCTCTTCCAGTAACAGGGAATCTCTCCATTTTTACATAAACATCATTATCTTCTAACCATGCATTTATATCAGATTGAAGTCTGCTACTGCTTCTATCTCCTTTAGGACCAGGATATATACTTCTTATATGTTCATCAAAAGGAAGATTAACTTCCCCAATATTATCTTCAAATTCTACTGACCTTTTAAGACCTGTAATATCAGGTCTATATTTATAACGGCCTCCTGTTTGCCCATCTAATTGCAATACAGGCCCCATTCCCTTGCTTTGAAGTATATTGTTTAAAAATGGAAAACTTTGAGGGTATAATCCAGAGCCGTTCTTTACATGCTCTAAAATCATAGGTCCGTAACCGTCTTCATATTCGGACTTGTTAATACTCTTAAGGAGGTCGGCTATCTTTTCACCTGGATGAGATATTATTTTCCCACCTTCAGATACCTTTACAACAGCTGCATTTAATATTCGCTCTAATCTATTATGCAATTGCCTTAAATAGCCTTCATTAAAGACATCTATTAACTCTTCATTGTTTTGATAATTATATATCTGAACTCCAGACTTAACCGCTTTATTAGGCTTATCATCATATTTAATCATACCAACAGACGTACCATTTAATTTCAACTTAACACCTCCAGGAACAGACTCTCCTCTAGAATGAAAAAGCTCTCTTACCTTAGCTTCATCTTCAGTTAATAACACATCTACCTGTGCTCCGTTAGATACATCTCTAATATTTCCATTTTTATCTACTCTCCATACGGTTTCCCCTGTATCTTTATCCTTTATCTCCATACCAGGTCTCACGGCAGTTTGAAGATGCTTTACCATTACAATATCATCTCCTTCTTTCTGATACATAACTGTCTTAGCAAATTTCATACCTTTTTTTAGTCCAAAGCTCTTATTGTATTCGTTGAAAATATCTCTACTGGTCATAGACATTCCATCACCTATATATGTATTTCCAAAAACAGGCATATTCTGAACTAAATCAGTTCTGACCCCGTCATATTCAACATAAAATTTGCTAGGGTCAAAAAGTGTAACCTCAAAATCCCGCATTGTTTCACTATAATTGACTGGCGTAAATGGTATTTTCAGTCTCTTTAAAACATTTGCAGCTCCATACTTCATGAATTGAGGCCACACTTTCTGATAAGCATTATATACAGAAACTGCAGCTGCCATATCTAAATAATCTACAGTACCTTCTCTAATAACTTCTCCTGTGTCACCAGCTACTTCCATCATATTATCAACAGATTCTAATATAGCTTCTAATTGTTCTTGAGGAATATTCTTATACTGACTCGCCCAGAATTTCCTAAACCAATTTCTATCTTTATTAATCCTGAATAATCTTCCATAGCTAGGAGCATCAGGGTCATAAAAAAATTGTCTTTCTATTTTTACTATAAATAGCTTGTCACTATCTCCTCTTGAAGCCATAATTGTATAACGCTCAGCATCGTTATCTTCGCTTAACTCTTCACCAGGAGCGGAGAGACCATTATGCATTAAACTATAATTAAGTTCCTCCAACTCTTGACTATTTAAAAAACCAAACTTTTTATTCCAATCTTCTGTAGTCTGATTAGTTAGCTTGTCTGTTTTTATATCTACCTCAATAATATCCTTACCAGAAAGATGAAGAATCTGATTAAAGTTCTCTTCTTTGTTAGATAGCTCGAATAGATTAATCTTTTCAAATTGAGGATTGCTCTTACCTTCTCGATAGCTGAAAGCTTCCTTGTGAGATGTGAAATAATAAACCCCACCTTCATAATTCTTCACTTCCAATTCTAGATTCTGTCTATTATCAGAGCTAGGAGCAGGCACCTTTTTATCTCGTATAATTCTAAAGTTATTGTGATTAACTCTTATATTTGAAAATGACTGAACGTAAAATCTAACTAATGCAGTTTCTTCTCTGTCTGTAAAAGCTCTATTTAAACCAATAATTTTTTTAGCATGTGCCATCCAGACTGGCATTGTCTCATTCATAGAGGCAACCATTAAATCATTAAATTGTGCTTGTGTCAATCCTTTGAATGGTCCTAATCTTTTAAAATCTTGATAGGTATAATACTCATCACTCTCTCCCTGCATAGATTGACGCTGAATTCCTTCTCTTGAGTCTTCAAATTCATCATATATAATATTCTCCATACTAGCTTCATTTAACCAATGATACCTATCTCCAAATTCTGCTTCTGAATATGCTACTCCATTTCTATCGGCTATAGCAATATTTGATTTTCTATTTTTAAATCTATCATATAACCAATCCTCATAAAAGCCTATATATTCAGCATAATGCTTTTCCATTATATCATACATCTGATTCATAAATATATCTATATCAACTCTTCCATGTCTACCTACACCATCACCTTTAGATGCTTTATTTAATCTCTCAAATAGGTTATCAAAAAAATTGAAAAAATATCTCTGTCTATCAGTCTTTCTCTCATGGCTTCCTGGAGCCAAAAATAGCCCTTCTTCGAAGATATCTTTAAACTGGTCAAATGTTTCAGGCTGTCCTTTTTCAAGCTCGTTAGAAGACCTAATTCTTGAAAGTTTTAATGGATTTAAATTAGGGTCCGTATCTTCGGTTTTAACTATCATATATAATCCAGTGTTAGACCAAGAAGGATATACTTTTTTAACTTTAAATTTGTACTTCTTCTCCATGCTACGTAAAGCTTTAAGCCATGGCCCATCAAATCCTTTATCTATAGAAAAATTAAAATTGCCCTTTAATGAATTAAGCAATATATAATCGTTTAGAGAATCTTTTCTAGGATAATCCTTATTAGTAGCTGGGACAACTTCATTGCCACCCTCCTCCATTAAAAGAGTTTGAAGTTCCATATTAGCAATAAGACCTGAAGCAGAATTTAGTTCGCGACCAAAATTATTAGTCATAAGTCTTGAAAGTTGCTCTTTATCTATATCTTGTAATTTATCTATATATTTCTCCCACACTTCTGACCAAACTTCTTTTAAAGGATTAAACCCAGTAAGCTCTTGCAGCACTTTAAAATCAGGAAAAATAAATAACTCTTTTACCTGCTGAACATTAGGCATCTTAACTCTTACAACAAGAACTTCAGGCTTTATATCTATTTTCTCAGAACGCCTAAGCATATTGACAGTCTCTCCATCTGCTGTAGTAAAATTAAACGTATCAGATAAAACAGATATTACTTCAGTTATCTCGGTCCTATCTCCAATAGTAGCAATACTTTCCATTATACTGCTTCTAATAACATTAATAGCAGAATCTGGAATTACTTCATCTACTAGCTTCAACCATGCAGGATTATGTTGAAACTGTTTCACCCAAGGTGCTAATACTTGCTTAATTTCACCTGAATCAGTAACAACTTTCTGCCCTACTTCAGCTTTCATGTTAGTAATTTCTTCTTGGAACATTTGAATGACAGGATTCTCCTCCATCATACCGCCAAGACTTTCTATTGCCTGGTTCATTAAAGATGCCAAATCTCTAGCTACTCCAGGCGTTCTAACGGCATCAACAACTTGTTTTTCTAACTGAGATATATATCCACCTATAAACTGGTCGCTTTTCCATGTGCTTGAAAATTTATAATCATAAGGATATTGTAATATAGCATCTATCCATGACATAGAATGAGCTCTTAAATAATTTGCACTTTGAGGCCATTGAGTATAATCAAAAAACATAGCTGTTTCATCTGTAATTTTATTTTCACCTACAAGTTCTTGAATATTTTCAGCAAGGATTTGTAAGATATCAAGATGCACGCCTGAATATCTAAAATTCTCTGGTACAATTTCCCTTCCACGAACCCCTCTATTAAATATATCAAGAGCATTACGTAGTAAGACTGAAGCGTGAGCTCCTTGAGGTCTTGTATTTTGAATATACTTATAACCTGCATAATGCTCATAATTATTTCTATGTCTTTGTCTAGCTGCAGAAGAGTTGTATTGGGTCTTGTAAAAAATATCCCTAACAATCTGCCATTTATTCTCTATCTTACTATTATATATATTGGCAGCATCATCATTTCTCTGCAAGAGCATAATTGCTGAACCAGTATTCATATATAAATTACCATCAGGTCCAAGCATGGCATCGCCATGAACAATCGAATGCATAATCTGTATTTGATGGAAGTTTTTCTGCCATTCCAATGCTTTCTTTACTTCGTCATATTTATAGGAACCTTGACCAGCTAGAAGACGACCTTCTAATAAATATGATAATTGTGCATCAAGTTCTGTCTGTCTTTCCAATTCTAAGCTACGGTCCCTTTCCCATTGATTGAAAGCATTTTCTAAATCTTGTATTCGAACTGTAAGTTCTCTATTTGGATTCTCTACATCTTCAACAAGCATCATTTCAAACATCTGGTGAGCTTGATTTACACTCATTACTTCTGTTTCAGTGTGTCCGATAGCAATAGGGTCTCTCCATGTAACTACAATATCATCAGTCTCTTCGTAGATTTGATAATTCTTCATTTCTTCAGTTCTATTTATAACTTCATCTATTACAAACCTATTAAGATAAATCCAATTTTCTAAATACACTCTAGAATAAATCTGATATTCACTTCTTAATAAATCTTGATAGTAATCTTCAAAAACATCAAGCCTTAATATTTCATCTGTTTCAAATTTTGCATGTTCAAGCTTCTTTTTCCATGGCTTATATTTAGATGAAGCATAAGAAGCCCTATACTCTGCATCATTTCTCATCCCAATTATATTATTGCTAAATAAAAATTGCTGAGCCCCTACCTTTTTCAATCTCCAGTCATGAAACTCAAAATGACTAGCTTCTTCATCATCAGGGTCATGATGTTTAATCATGATTTCAATATTCTTTAATTCTCCATTTGGCTTCATTAATGTATCAATAAGATTATTCTTCTTGTGGAAATTCTTTAAGTTACCTGAAATAATGCCCTTCATATGAATACGCTTAGTGGGAAATAACCCTATATCATATTCTTCTCTTAAGCCACCATGAGTTTCCCAGTACATATCATGAATTTGGTAGTTAATTATTGATTTATGAAAATCATCAAGCTCTTCTTTAGTATGCTTTGTACCTTCCTTCAATCCTTTTATGCTATTAATCATACGAGGAGCAATTTTATTTTGGATTTGCTCAAGAGATACAATGAATCCCTCCATAACAATCCGAGATAATTCAGCTATTTCTAAATCTATACCAGCACGTTTAGAACTATTATAAAGAGCATTTATCTTTTTAATATAAAAATTATTTTCATTAACTGAACCTCTATGTTTTTCTGGGTATCTCTTATAATCTATATGTGCATTTAAATCATTATTTACTATATTCTTAAATGTTGATATTAAGATTCTTTCATCTAAGCTCTCTTTATATACAGATGCCGAATCCTGTATATACTCTAAGAATTCATACAAATCTTTTCTTTGACTGTCATCTTTTAAAACAAATGCATTAAATACACTTTTTTGAATTGCACCTTGCATCATATCTTCATAATGAGGTTTAATTTTATTATTAATTACCATCTCTTCAATACGAGCATTTCTAACTTCAAAATCTTTCTGTTCGTTAGCAATATTCTCTGGTGATATAGACACGTCTTGCATTATTGCATCCACTACCCTATGTAAATATGGGAGATAAAAAAGTGGTTCTTTATAAAACTTTTCTCTTTCTTTATCTTGGTCATATTCTTCGCGAGTCATAAACTGCACATTGCCCTTAAGCCATTCAGACGCATTTTCATCTATCCTATCAAATATCCATTTACGCAAAGGTGCTACTTCTGGATAGTCAAAGAAATCACCCTCATATAACATTTGTTCGGCTTCAGAATATTGCACCCCTCTATCAACATCATGAACGTAGCCCATATTTGAATAATCTTTTAACGACAATCCGCTAAGAGCTTCATAAATTTTATCCATTACAATATCAGGAGTAGAGTTAGAAATAATTTCAATGGGCTTTGTCAATATTTCAACATCTACACCATCTATATTTACCGTAGTAGGAATTGTAACAGTAATTAAATTATCTCTTGGTTTCCCTGTGGCTATCCATGGAGCTTTATATTTCATATTATCTCTTACTGCAGCTTCTCCTTTATTCCTAGCCTTATCATGAATCTTCATACCGCTTTTTAATTCAGTTATAATCCTAGGAATATCATCAAAATTTATTTCACCAGCACCTAACGCCTCCTTATATTCATCAAGGGCCAATGAAAATTCATCCCATACTTTTCTAGCCTCTGGAAAGAAATCACTTTGATATTCATAAAGAAGAACATCTCCTGGTGAACCTAAAGTCCCATTTGGAATAGTCAATACTCCATACCAGCCAAACCCATTTCCAACCATGCCATCTTTTCCAACTGTAAGTCCATGACCTCTTCGATAAATATTACCATTGTGAAGCAATACTCTATGCACTGAATTCTGTGCTAGCCCTGCTTTTGATAAATTAGTATCTGAATCCTCAAGCTGAGTTACGGTACTTTGCAACTTAGAATCGACACCTTCAATATTAATTAAGTTTTTATAAGAAAGAGCTGTCTGTGATAAAGTAGTCGCTGAAGAATATAAAGGATATTTATTATCAGCCCAATGCTGAAATGAAGAAATAGCTTCTGAAGGGAGAAGAGATTTAATTTTTGGAAATTTCTTTTTAAAATCTTTAACCCACTCTGAAACCATTTTAGACATATCGCTAGGCATTCTGTACTTTTGCATACTTGCAACATCTTGAGTTCTAATTCTCTTTGTAGTTGAAGAACTTAATTTAATTACGATATAATCTTTATCTTTAGATTGTAGAGTGCCTTCAATAGAGCGTCCATCCGTAGTCTCTACTACAACCATTTGCTGTCCTTGTTTCTGCATTCCTCCAAGATTAGGAAATTGGTCAATTCCAATTCTTCTATCAGGACTATCCTTCTCAAGCCTTGAAAGATGTTTATCTACAAAACTATATCTAAAAAATACTTGGCTCTCTATAATGTCTGTGACAATTCTAAGTTCGTTTAATATCCCTTCATCTAGCTCGAATAAATCTTTTTTCTTTTCTGCTAATCCAATAGTACCAACGCTATCTACTATCCCAATTAATTTCAAATAATTACGCTGAAGGTCCTGAATTATCTCGCCATGAAACTCAAGTTTAGAAGGGTCTTGCTTTGCTATATATTTTTTTCCAGAATATCTCTTAGGGCTAACATGAAACTTTTTAGCAATACGCTCTGTATATTTCCTAACAAGAGCTTCGTATTCTTTTTTAATGCCTACTGAAAGTTTCTCAAGCACCTTATCTCTTTGTTTTTTATTTAACTTAGCCCAAGACTTACCTTTAGGTAAATACTTCCTTATAACAGAAGATGAAAAATGTAATTGACCAGTAGCATTATCTACTTCAATGCTTAATATTTTTCCAATATAATCTGTAATCTCATTATCCATTCCTTCAACTATATCAGATATTATATCATGTGAGATTATATCACTATTTGATAACCCATTAATTATTTCTGATTCTACGTCCCTACCATGAACATCTTCTGCTGAAGCTATATCCTCAGCCACTTCCAATATGCCAATAGAAGACTCATAATCTTCTAGAGTGATTGTATAAATATTTTCATTTTCAGCTATTATATCTGCTAAATCTACAAATGTTGTTGTAAGTACATCTAATTTAGAAGCAAGAATATTAGTTCTAGCATTCTTTCTTCCTAAGATAAAATCTACAATTGCATTCCATATAGATTGAACTTTACCTATAAAGGTTTCAGATTTTTTCTGCTTATCTTCATAGCTCATAGTAGCAAAGTCTTCTAGGATAAAAGCAAACATTTCTTCTTTAAAATCATCATCAGGGTCTTTACCTATAGCAATAGCTCGTTCTCCAGTAGCTTCATTGTCCATCACAGATATACTTCCAGAATCAAACTCTGGGTAATCAACTGAAACTCTTTGATAATAATCTTCATAAAATTCTAAATCATTAGCTACACTATCCCATAAGCTATTCCACAGCTCTGGATTAGTCTTTCTTATAGAAGCTAAAAATGGATGTGAGAATTCATGAAATGGTAGCTTGCCAGCATCAGGAGAATCAGCTATAACAACTATAGTATTAGTATTGGAGTCAAACCATCCACCAACTTTAATAATATTACCTTTACTATCTCTAGCTGGTCCAGGAGTTGTAATGCCTTGTGACTTTTTAAATAATGCATTAGCTCCTTCATTCCAAGTATCATAAATCTTATAGCTAAACTCTACATCGCTGCCTTCTATTTTAAATTTATTTACTAGAATCTCAAGCTTTTCTTTTAAATCTTCTTTAATTTCATCAAGGCTAAGTTCTTCATCAGAAATTTCTTTAGAGTCATCAGTGAATGAGGTAACTCTTCTCTCTTTAACATCATCGGTATCTTCTCTAGGAGCAACCTCATCAGTAGGCTTAGCAGCCTCTCTTTCAATTCTTTGTTGTTCAATATCAAACTTTCGTTGCAATCCTTTTAAATCTTTTTTTCTCTCATCTAAACGCTTCTGCGTCTTTTGAACACGTGCTCTTCTTTCTGGAGAAAGCAGCATTAAAGGGACTCTACCTTTATCTTCTTTTATAAGGTCTTCAAGATACTTAATATCTTCTTCTGTATCTGTAATTTGCTTATCTAAAACTTCTATAGGAGATAATTCAGTGACTACGTCCTCTTTCTTTTCTTTAATAACAGACAATCTTTTACTAGCTGTATCTAATGCAACTTGAGCCATAATAGCTGGTGCTGACTTTTTATCTTTAGCTTCGCTAATAATCTTTTCTTGTTTTGCAATATAAGTCTCTAGCTCAGTTTCATCCATAGCATCAATAGATTTTTCTTCTACTTCAGGACCAGGTATCTTATCGATATCTATCTTTGTATCATCTTTAGTATCAGGAGGAACAATCTTATCATCTGGAGTTATTTTAGTATCGTCTGGAGTTATTTTAGTATCATCTGGGACTACCTGAGTATCGTCTGGAGCCACTTGAGTATCATCAGGGTCTTGAGGTGGTGAAAATATTTCATCCATTCTATTAAGATGTTCTTCGCTAGTCTGCTCTCCATCTGGAGTAAAATACATATCAAAAGTATCTCTAAATTCTTGCTCTCCAATAGCTTGGAAATTCCAAAGATTATTATCAACTAACTCTTCTACAATATTAAGAATAGTGTCGCCACCATCTGTATCCATATCAGGAAAGTATGTATCCATTACATCGTTCTGAACTTTTCTAGTTACACCGACAATCCTTCTTCCCATAAACTTTTTAATAGCTATAGTTGAATGATTGACGAGTTCAGGAACGTCATAAATTCCAGACTCTACTATCTGCCTATTAACTTCTTCTTGATACTTAACAATAACAGGGTCGTCCTTTAAAACGCTTTCTCCACCAAACTCTTTAAAATTCTCAGTTATTTCTGATATTCTCTCATTAATCTGCAACACTCTATTAGCACCTGTTTCTTTTTTAGAATGTACTGACTCTCTAGTTTCTAATCTTCCTTTTGAATCATAAATATTTACTTCATACTTGCCAGTATCTTTATTTAATTCTAATTTAGCCTCTCCATCTACAACATTCTTATGTTGCCAAGCGTCCTCTTTCTTCCAATTATTATGATATTCCTTAGCTATTATCTTAGCTGCATCATAAGCCTCTGCCCAAGTATCAAACTCAACTTGAACAGGATTTCCATCTTCATCCGTAATCGAAGTATTCGTTATAGCACTACGGTCAACATTCATATCGCTACGTATATCTTTTATATCTTTATTGTCTATAACTACTATTTCACCACCAACATTAATTCTAGTAACTTCATCTCCTTTCTTTTTCTTTACTATAGCCCCTCTATATTCAGTTCCATCTTCAAGTAAAACTACATCTTCGCTTTCACTATGAGAAACTTCCATATAAAATTTATTATTTTCATTTCGTGTTTGAGGAGCATAAAAATACGTACCCTCATAAGTATCACCTGCTTGCGTATATTGTTTATTGATGTTTCTATCTGTACTTCTCCTGACTTGACCATACAAGTCTGTTATTCCAAAAGGAGTACCAGCCATAAATCCACCAGCAGCAGATTCTGTAGCCTCTTTATAATCCCATTCTTCAGAAAGCTTTGCTTTAAATTTCCAACCAGGGTCTCCACCAATAAAGCCTGGACCATATACTGTTGTACCTACTTCCATTGTATATTGAATTTCTTCTTCTAAAGCTTCTGTAAGATTTACCCCTATCGTTCTATACATAACTTCTGGAGATGAATACAAACCACGAGTAAAAGCGTTAGAACCTTTGGGAACGCTCTTACTTACTTCAGAGAGCCTATCACTTACTCTCGAAAATATGCCAAGTCCCATTTTATCTGATATGCTAGATTTCAAACTTTTAAAAGCCGCATCTCCCATACCCATTAAAAGCAAATCTCCACCTGACTCTACAAACCCAGAAAACGTAGCATAAGCCATAGCAGAAGCTTCAGCTACATCTACAGCTTGCATTGGAGGTAATCCTTCTTGTATTAAGTAATCTTTATTTACAGTACCATCAGCATTTGGAACTAAAGTAAAATAATTATATAATTGAAAAGCTCTATACTCATCATAATCCATTATCCTTTCGTGTAAAGGAAGATTACCATCGTATATACCAGGACCTTCACTGCCATCTTCTTTCTTATGAGAAATGCTAGATATGGCTGCCATTTGACCTTCTGGGTCATTCTTAGAATCATAATTAAACATGTTAATTTTTTGAGGGTCACTAAAAAATTCTTTCTTTAATTCTTCAGGAGCTTCCTGATATAATTTGTATCTATGTCTTATTAGTTCTTCAGCATGGTCCCAAGTAACTTCCTTATCTTGAACAAGCTCGTCATAAGCCATCCCTAAATAACTACCACCCTCCATAATATGCCCAGCCATTGTAGCTCCAACAAGATAGCCTCCTAGCATAACAACACCTTTACCTCTAGGGTCTGGAACCATAGCTGCAAGAGGAGTAGCAACAGCAGCTCCCAACTTACCAGAAGCATAAGATGTAGTTAAAGATGGTAATGCTTGCACAAATAAATTTATTAAATGATGACTCTCAAAATTTCTAAGCTTTTGGTCATGCAACCATTCTGCAGTAGCTTGCAATCTAGGATTTTCCTTAAACGCTTTTTCAGTTGCCTTGTTTCCTTCTTCTAATAAATTAACTGCATAACTTTGAAGTTGTTTTTCATTATGTTTTATTCTTTGTAATTGCGACTCAACTTCTTCATCAGTCGCTTCAGGATTATCAGCAATATACTGACTTCTAAATGATTGTTCGAAAATATAATCTTTTAATACGGGAGATATACCCTGTCTATCTAAATTCTCTGCTTCGTCTTTAAATCGAAATGCATTTGCAACGTATGCAGGCATATTATAAAGATATTGTTGTGATTGAAAAACATAATTTAACTGCATTATATCAGCAAATTCAGGCTCTCCAGTCCATTCTTCTTCTTTTAGAACTGGATATTGTTCAACTATTTGATTGTAAAATTCTTGGTCAGGCATAGCATTAACAGCTGCTTCAGACCAGCCATTTTGAAATGCTACTTGTTTTCCATATTCAATTATTTTTTCTCTAGTAATTAAACCAGATTCTTCTGTCTCAGGTTCAGCATCAGGGTCTGGAATAACCCTATTATTATCTATCTCATTTTGAAGCTCTTGCCTTCTAGCCGTATCTTCTTCTTCTACTTGCTGGTCTAGAATTCTTTGCTCTTCTAAATCTTTAGCCTTTTGTAATAATGCTTCTTTTTCCTGTTGTTCTCGTAACTTCTTAGCCTCCTCATCTTCGATGAGTTGACCATTTTCATAATAAAATCCCATTTACGCCCTTTACTACTATTTACTTATTCATACCACCTATTATATTAAGTATGTCATCATCCTTATTCATCTTCGGAACACGAAGGTCTAATGTATCAAGAGCTGCATTTACCCCTTGAACATTTATATTGCCTGGAGCTTGTGCTCCAATGTCAAAAGTGAATTGATTTGCCATATCATAATATTTATTAGATGCGTCCATTTCATTTCCTATCCCAACAATAAGACCGCTATGAACTTGAGCCATTCTTACAAATACAGAACGAAACATATTTTTAGGATTAGAGTCCCATTCCTCGGTATTAACAGAAGGATATCCTACACCTGCAAAAGGATTCGTATAGCCTGTAGCCCATGACTGCAAATCAATACCCAGGTCTTCTAAAGATTTTAAATCTATTCCAAATTCCTTATCTATCCTATCGCTACTAGTATTCGCATCAGGCATTAATTCTTCATATACAACTCTTGTCAGTGCTACGCCTATATGGTCTCTTTTTATAGGGTCTTTTTCAGCCGCATATTTCTCAACTAAATTTCCAATCCTTTTAAAATTAACCTTACTTTCAGGCAAAGCATCTGCTCTTTTACCTATAACTGAGTTGCCTTCAGCATCAACTGCAAGAAACTCATCACCACCTTTACTGAAAAGATTGAATCCCTTTAAAGCCCTATTAGACTCTACAATTTTATGACTCTGTACTGAACTTGGAATTTTAGATTCATCAGCTGTAAAAGTTCTTACAAATGCGTCTCCACCTTGAGGAATACCCATTGCCTCTTGCAATTCTGTATTTCCTTTTTCTCCCCAATCTCCCATTAACTTATCAGCATTAGAAATTACATTTTGTCCCATAGTCATTTTAGTAGAAATATCTTCCCAAGATGTAAAGCCTTTAGCTCGCATCCATTCTTCTTCTGTAGCAGCTCTTAAAGATTTTTTAAGTGCAAGTTCTTTCTTTTGAATTTCAGATGGACCTTCATCACCAGGACCTCTACCATGTATAAAACTAGGGTCCATAAGATACTCTTTAGTCCAAGGTTTATCCGCAAAGAAGGTCTTGTCTATAATATCTTCTTCACCAACAAAACCTCCTAATCTTGGAGCGTAAGGATTGTTTGGGTCATTCATAAAATCAGGCATTCCATCACCATCTTTATCCTCAAACATACCAGACTCTATATCTTGAACTAGCTTCTGAACATCAGCTATATCATAAATGCCTTCTTTCATCATCTCAGTCCCCAGATATCTTCTGAATTGTTCAGCCTTATGAAGGTCTTCTATCATGCCATCTAAGTTATTTAATAAAATATTCTGCACATCGTATTTATTCTTATTAGCAACAATTGCATTGGAGGTACTATCAAATGTATCTAAGCTAAACTTTAAATTGCTACCTATATTTTCTTTATGCTGTTCTAGCATATTCCATCCATCTTCAGTCATATCTTCGCCTTTTAGCTTAGCATAATTAGCTAAAGTAACTCCATAACCAAACCCCTCTTTTACTCTATTCTCTATATCAGTTTCTAAGCTCTTATTTAAAGCTTCGAAACTATCTATATTCTCTTTTATAGTCTGCTGATTTTCTCTAACTAAAAGCTCTCTTTCATACAATTTCTCTTTATGCTCTCTTGTTGCTTCGGCCTGTTCAAATTGAAGTTTGCTATTAGCCATACTATTACCAATTGAAGCTATACCTTCTATAAAATCTAATACATCTGAGATTTCAGTTTCCAACTTATTATTAGCATATGGACCTATTAAAGCATATCTATTTAGCTTTTCAAACATAATTATACCTCTGGTGCAAATGTACTTGCCGCTGCTCCAGCGTCTTTTTCCATTTTCTCGGCAAATGTCTCAGCTGTTTTATGACGGTCTTTAAAGGTAGCAACATGTCCTGCAATATCACCTCTAGTAGTATCACCAAAGTATTGTGTAGTACCCCATCCTGTATCTCCAAGATTCTTCCAGTCAAGCGTTGCTCCTGGGTCTTTCCATGCATTTAAAACGTCATTCATAACAATCATAGATTCATCTAATGCAGTAGTAGCTTGCTTATATAATTGTTCGACTCCCAAATGATAAGTTCTCTGTGCATCTCTCCATTTATCTTCTTCAGCAAGTTCTTTACTTTCAGTTTTTTTAATCTCACCAGCATGGCCTTTTCTTAGAATATTTTCTTGACTTTTCAAATCTTGCATTGTCATTCCAGAACCTTCCATCTTATATCCTTCTTCTGCAGCTGCTGACTGAGCCATTCCAGTAGCTCCATGTTGTATTTCAGCCTGTTCAAACTCTTCTTCAGCCCCCAATGCAACACGCCTTCTTTGGGTAGCTAATTCATCGGTACCTGCAGTAAAAGCTGTTCTAGCATCAGCCTTTTGCTCTTTAAGCATTGACATCTGGTCTTGAAATTCAACTTCGGCTGCAGTTCTTTCTTCCTCTAATAACTCTAAATTACGAGCCAAATCACCTTCAGTAGGTAGCAATCTATCATAACCAGCAACTGCACCAGCAGTCGGAAATATATTAGGGTCTAAATTACCTTGAAATTCTGTAAACGCAGCAAGTTCTGGGTCATTCGGGTCTTGGTCCCCTCCTATAACTTGACCCATATCCCTAACAGGGTCTAGCAAAGCTTCAGTTCTAGCAGGATTATAATAAGCCGTCTCAAAATTCGGAAGAGATTTTAAATTCTCAAATCTATCCTTAGCTGCTCCCAATGAAACATCAGACTTACTAACGGTTCCTATTCGCTGTCCAGCAACACGTTCTACAGGATGAGTTGCACCATAATGTAATGGAGCATAATGTCCATGACCTGATATGTTCTTTCGAACTTTGTGTATATTACTACCTGGAGAAGTCCACCAACCCCATTGCCCTGTATGCTGATTAAATTTAGCAGACTGCCTACATAAATCTATATCTCCTTTATGTTCAAAACTATCTTCAGATAAAGTGTCTCCATAAGAAGAAGATTCAGGATTCATATCAATTATTACTTCATTATATATCTTCATAACAAAACCTCCATTTTGTATTCATTATCTTCGGAGTCTTTTACCTTAGCTCCTATTAATTTATTAAAAGCTTTAGGATTACGACTAGTGGCAAATTGTATTCTATCGCATCCATTATTTTTAGCTAATTCTTTTAAATTATTCCATACTTTAAGCACTTCTTTATGCTTCCCTGGAATAGCATATGCTGTATATATCCATAATACATTATCATACTTACGATATTCTATCCAGCCTAAATCATCCCATTCTGAAATTTCACAATTTATAGGCTTTAAAAAAAGGTCATCTTCAGACTTTTTAATATATTCAGACATATATTTCTTTTGAAGCCTTGTAATGTTTCTAACCTTCTCCATTATATATTATAAAAGAGCATCTCTTTAGCTGCAACAGTTTGACCTCCCCCTTTTCCAAAAGTATCTTTAAGCCAATCAGACACAGGGTCAAGAGCTTTTTCCATTAAAGGGTCCATCCAAGGGTCGATAAGTAAATCTTCTGCCATACTTGCTCCTACAACAACCCATCCAATCGGTCCAGATTTTAAAAGAAATGGACTAGCCACGTCTATAGCTCCTTGAACTGCTTCTTCACTATTTATCCATATCCCTGCTAAATCTACGTCTTTAATTGATTCACCTGTTTTCTTTAGTCCTGAAGCACCTCTCTTGATTCCCGAAACTACACTTCCTACTGTAGCAGCAGTCCCAAGAATCTTTCCTCCTATTTTTAATCCAGCCTTTGCAACATCAGCTGTTGCTCCAGCAACTTTCCCAGCTGCTTCTGCAGTTTTTCCAGTAGCTGATTCTATAAACTGTAAGCTTTTTTCAACAGCTTCAGGAACGTGCTCAGATACTTCTTCTACGATATCTTCTCCAAGTTTTCTTCCAGAAGAAGCAACAGCTTTCCCTAACTCTACTACATCTGCTCCAAATTCAGATACTCCTGACAAAGCAGCATCTTTTAATAAATCTAAATCTTTAGCAAATTCACTACCTTTAAAACTAAGCTTATTAAGAACCTTAAACTTATCAACAGTTCCAACACTATTTAAAGCCTCTTGTTTTTTTGTCCATTCTGCATACGTTAAACTTTCATCTACAATAACATTTGGCTGAAGCGTAACACCTGTTACTGCACCTCCTGCTTGTATTCCAGGCATATCATGAGGAATTATCTCTATTCCTTTAGTATTCTGCATTACCTTTATTACATCAGCATTTGTATATCCTTGACCGTATAGCTTTTCAGCAACATCAGTAGCTGTCCATAATTCTCCCGTTGCAGCATTTGTAGTATCAAAAAGGTCAGTATTGACAGCTATTCTATCTAACGAACTTCTTGTAGAATCTTTTACAAAACGAACAGGATTTAAAATACCACCTTCGGCACCAGGAGCTCTTGTAAACATATCTACGTTACCATATTGAGGAACACCTCCCACCATATCTTTTACATATGTTGAAGTCCATTTACTTTCACTTAATAAACCTGATTTGGCTAATTTTGCCTCATGCAATTTATCAATAGTATCCAAAGATTTATATGCACCTTTTACAACATCAGCACCTAACTTTCCTAAACTTTGTTGTCTATCTCTTCTTCTAACAGAAGCAGGACGGCTAGGACTGAGAGTAGCTAGTGGATTTCTTCCTGAAAATCTTGTAGTTAATTGAGCCATTTAAATCCCTTATAATTAGATAAAATATATCATTTAAATATAGTAACTCTGTTTATATATATACAACAGTTATTATTCATTTATCCATATACTGCATAATCAGTTACTGCTGTTGGTAATGCTGTTGCTTTCATAATGAAAGGAGGATATAGATTAGTTGCAGTACCACCCCATCTTAATACACCCCCTGTACCCAAACTTGTCTTAGCTCCAATCCACCATTCATAAGCCGTCCCTGCTGTAAGACCTGTAACAATCCAATGGGGATGAAGCATACTATCTCCAGAAGCACTTGGAGGTATTGCTAATACATGTTCATTAGTCGTATCATTACTATTTGGAAAATCTATTGCACTATAACCAGTAGTCGCATTTGCGTCTGATAATCCCAATACTGGTGCTCTACGAGCTGCATCAAGATAAATTTGAGCAAATATCTCAACAGCCCCAGATGGTGGAGCTACAAATTTCACTTTCATAGCATCATCTAAGCAAGTCATTGTTGCAGTAAGGGTATAAGAATCAGCAGTAGCATCTATTCCAACAGTAGTATAACCTAATATCATTCCTGCATAAGCACTATTAGCTGGACTAAATTGTGTCCCGTTATTCTTTGCTATAAATCTACCAGTAGCTGAATCTAATGCTATTGAACCTCCAGAGTCTATTGCTATATTTCCTACTGTAATAATTGTACCCCCACCTATATTTACATTCCCCGCAATAGTAGTTAATGAATCAGCACCAGCCCCTATAGTTACATCTACTTCATCATTAGTATCGGAACCTGTAAGCACTAATCCTGCTTCAAGACCATTTCCACTAGTACCAGCATCTTTAGTTACAACAGAAAGCTCTAATTTGCCTGCTTCACTACTATTAGTAGCATCTATAATATCACACCGAATCCTTCCCCAATCAGTTAATTCAGGGACCATTGCGGCATTATATCCTTTAAATACAATACTCCCTATTGTATCATCGTCATCTCCAGCACTGCCAGGAAATCCCTCAATAGCAGTACCTTTTTTCTTTTCAAATATTAAATTTCCAGAATTTGAATCATCACTTCTTGATTTTATATATAAATCAGGGTCACCAGCAGTATCATCTTCAATAGTAAATTGACCACCTGCAACATTAAAAACAATGTCTCCTTCATTATCTACTGTTAACTCTCTAGACCTAATATTACCATCTAATGATAATGCATATTGATTAGTTATAGTAGTGTTTCCAATAGCAGAAGGGCTGCTTAATCTTAAGGCAGAAGCTTCAGTAATAGTAACTCCAGCATTTAAAGAGTCATAGTAAATAGTACCTATAGCTGCAACATTAGCCGAGTCTCTAGTTCCTCCAGTGCTAGTATAATTATCTTTTATAGTAGTAGAATTTTGTGGAGAAGAAATAGATGTGCCAATTCCAGAGGTAAATGAGTTATGGCGTCTTCCTATATGAAGCAAGGAACCATCAGCCGAAATATTATCCATATGCCCTAATGATACTCTTTCAGATATAATGTTCTTAGGGTCTATAGTTAAAGACCTAATTCTTACATTATTATCATTATCATTAACTACTATCTTCTTAATTCCATTAGCAAGCCTGATAGATAAATTCCCTTGAAATATTGACATCTCTCCTTTGATAAATGGTCGCTTATACTTTAAAACATTATCGTAAGGTATTTTACCAATATCATCAAATAACTTAGTATAATACCATCTACTTGGACCTTTATATCCGAGATAAAAAAAGGCTCCCTTAGTTATTATAGATAAAGAACCTTCTTTGCCAGCTTTAGAACCAAAAGCTTTACTACGATTTATTGCATTTTGACTTCTAGACGGCATTACTCTTCAGTGGTTGCTTTAAAGGTACTTAAATCATCACTTCTATATTTTCTAAATATTAAAGCAATATCATTAATTGCAAAATCCCCATTTATCGTTCCGCTAATCTTCAGCTGAATAGATTTAATACCTTTAACGATAGGAGGTTTAAACATATGTCTATGAGTCAATCCTTCAATAGTATTGTTGCTATCAGAATTACTTATATTGTCAAAAGCCATCCAGTCATCAACAACACTTTCTCTCCAGAAAACTGTTAGATTATATGTTGAATCAGCACTTGCTTGAGTAACGCTAGTAATAAAACCTAAAATACTTTTTAACGACCTAGGGTCTCCTAAATTAGTTGATTTAGTAACTAATTGAAAATTATTGCTAGACCTTGCAAAATATTCCCATGTATTTAAAACACATCTTTGTTCATCAGGACTGTCTTGAGCCATAAATCCTATTTTATTATCCGCTCCAACATGAGCAAAGTTACTTAAATTTCTGACTCCAGTTGAATGACCAGTATGAAATCTTTCTTTTCCTGTACTCCATGCATCTACAGAAAGATTATATATATAGCAATCTCCATCAGATGCAGTGCTCGTTTGATTTTTTTTCTTAATTACTATAACTTCTTTACTCAAAGGATTAAATTCACACATACATTCAATACTAACAAAATCTTTCCAGGTGGCAGGGTCTATCCGTTGTTGAGAATCTTCAGCATCAGAAGACATAATATTTTTTAATTCATCACCAGTATATATCCATGCACCTATTTCATTAAAGAAAAATATTCCATCTGTAGTCTCACAAAAATGCTCTCCATCCATAATACCTCTATGATGCAAAGTATCGGATATAGAAAACTCTGCAGGTACTCCTCCTGAAATATCTACGATATAAAGTACAGTTCTTTTAAATTGTAATATTTTTTGCCCTACTGTAGCTAAGCCTGTAATCTCATCACCATCAGACGCATTTAAAACAAATACATTATCTGGATAAGGGAAGGTAGTTACCTTGCCAGCATTACTCATAACCATTGTATCATTATAAACTCTTTTTATGCCACGAGTACCTTTTATAATATTTGATTCAACTTCAATATTTCCTACAAACGCTCTATTGCCAGCCAAAACCGCATGCTTATATCTTATTACAGTTTCTTGTACATCTACAGGATTAAATCCATTAAAGAATTCATAAGTTGCACCTTTAGGTTTTTTATATAAGGTCATACCAGTCCAACCTATTGGTGCAAGCATACATCCCTGCCAATGCCAATCACCTAGAGGGTCTTGACCATGCTCTAAAGGATTAACCCATCTTTGAAAAGATGCACTCCCCTCAACTTGAATTCCTTTTTCAAAATCAATAAGCATAACATTCCAATATATTTGATGAGCTTCTTGGTCATCAGTATAATATATTCTCAAACCTTTAACTCTAGGGTCTGGAAAACATATTTGATTCTCTAAATCTGCATTATTTATTGTAGCACCACTAATTAAATGGTCCTGACAAGCCCCCGACATAGGTCTAAAAATAAATGAAATTTTAGGATATTGATTCCATTCAAATTTCATATTATCATCCATGTCATCTATTTCATTATTCTGATTATTTCTAAACTTAAACTGATGAACTGGTAAGGTTTCTGAGCCATCATCATATACAGCGGCACAATACCATTTAGTCTCACTAACTGTATATACATCATTATCTGGATTATCTTCATCAGGCTCTACTCCACCCCAATCAAGATATCCAGCCTCTCCCATTCCAGTATTAGAACTTTTATTTATATTAAGCTGAAAAAAAGACCTCCACCATCCAGGTTGTGATTGGGGTCTTGTATAATCTTCGTCAAGAACTCCTTCTCCTGATTCTGGCCCAGCTACTCCCCCAGCACAAACTCTGACTCCATATCCAAAGACTCCACCTTCCCAGCAAACACTAGGATTTTTAGCTCCATAATAATATTCTTCAGTAAAGGACCATGTTTTTCTATCTGGCCATTTCACCCACTTTTTTAACTTTGAAAAGCCATAATGTCTTACCCAATTATTATTACCATGCACATCTTGATTTAGATATCTAAAGAAGTAGCTCCTGTCCTTATATCCAAAGAAAAAAGTATGATTAGGTAGATTGAAATTCCCATCACATGCTACTAGAGTATTCCCATCACCAAAAAAAACAGGCTCTGGATATTCATCATGCTCTGCAGCCCAAACCCAATCAAATATATTAGACCGACCTCCAACATCTGAACTTGGATGAAAAATAGACTGTCCATTATAAGTATTCCAAGAATTATTAGAAGAACTATATATCTGAAATCTAGTTCCATATATATTCATAGATGTTCCATACTCTATACCAGAACCTAGACTAGGATACTCTCCAAAATTACCAGTAATAGCATCTCCAAAAATATCTTCTCCATGCACTATGCCAACATCATCATAATCTGTATCGTCAAGAGTAATTAAAGCATGCTGTTCAGATATTCCAACTGAAGCAAAAAATCCATCTTGAGTTTCAACTTGAGTTTCTACATGAAATCCATTAGAAAGTCCAGTGCCACTAGCAGTTAATACAACATATGTATAGTTAGCATTTGAAGTATCAACACTTGCAGTAATACCAATAATAGCATTACAAACAGTTTGAATCTCATTAGCTAAAACAACATGAGTAGAATAAAATAAAAATGGATAATTCTGAACCTGTCCTTGAGGAGCTCCTCCATCATTCATCCATATAGATACAGTTATTAAATCATTATTAGCAACTGTGCCTTCAATCTTTATCTTCCATACATCTGCTACCGCTGCTGTCCCTCCTGCAAATGCAGTTTGTCCGCTAATATGCAGATGACCACCATTACTTTTAGTGTTATTAACTGCGATATCCGAAACTAAAATATCAGCACTTGAAGCATTTACTCCTGTACCTTCTCCCCCTAAAGCCATAGTTGGAGTTATCTCATAAGCGTTTAAAGTAGTACCTACGTTAGTAGCTTTAATCGATATTGCTCCAGTCCCAAAACCACCATATGTAGCAGTTACATTAGGAGTGCTTGTCCTAGCATTAATAAGAGCCACTAATTTCGTACAAAAAGAATCTCTCATTAACTCATAAGACATGTGCCAATACTCTTGACCTCCAAAATAAGCTTCAACAATAGGTAGCCTAATATCATGAAAGCCAAAAGACGGGTCATCATACAATTGATGTCCCCTATATCTATAAAATCCAATAGCACGATTATTTACTCCTCCTAAAACTTGGAGGTTAGTGAGTCCAATATGTTGAGCAGTAATAACATCTATAGACCAAACCTTTTGAGCTAAAGGGTCAAGAGTAAATGTATTATTATTAATAGTGACACTACTATTATCAAGCTCACTAGCTAAATCTCCTTGACCGTAATTACTAATAATATCCCATGTACCTGCAACATCAAAACCTGCAGTGCCTGATGGAATTAACGTAGAACCACCCTTCTCTTTAGCTTGTATTCTCATTGACCAATTAAAATCGGCAGTAAGAGGCTGGTAATAAGAAAAGAGCATTAAACAACTTTCGACTACAAATTCGCATTCAGCTAAAGTCCCATTATGAGCAGCCGTAGTATGCTCTATATTAATTTGCGATGATGTCTCTGTACTTAAAGGGTCAAAGGTATGGTCATTAGGAGACTTGAAAAACCCTTTACCTGGCAACATTCCTCCATGCTTATCAATACTCCCATCTCCAGTAGTATCTACTCCTGCAATTACATTTATAGATTCTATTGCAGAGTCAGATACAGGTTCTCCCAATCCTTTAATTTGACCAACCTTTCCAACATAAACATCTTGAGCTTCTACAAACTCACTATCCGATATATCTTTAGGGTCGGTATAGTCATTTAAACCACCTTCAAACTTTTGTATTTTCCAAGCTTCTTTAGCCATTACAAATCCATCATTTTTTTAATAAATAAAAGAACGACTACGGCTATAAAAACTGAAAATATATCCAGATAATGATTTCCACTATCACTTTCTATAGGTCCTACTTTAAAGCTTTTAGGCTCTGGTTTCCTTTCTACTATTGACTTTGGTGAGCTCACTATCTATCAATCCTTAATCCTCTAATAAAGCCCCTAACAGCACCACCTATAACATTATCTATTAAATCAATAAACCAAGGCTCAATAGTTCTGTTCCAAAAATCTTTAGTAAGCTTCCATTTACTTAAGCCTAAAGTCATTCCTTTTCCTAGTCCATAGAAAAAGCTTTCAACATAAGTACATATTTCTTTATTAGGAACCTTCTTTAATACCCATAGAATGATACCTGCAGTACCACCACCTATAAGCATAGTTGAGTTATTCATTAACGATTCTAACATTATTCATTCTCCTTTATTTGTTCTTTACATTTTTCGCATAAGACGAAATCTCTTTTAGGATGTGAATCCTTTAACAATCTTTCTATTAGCTTGCCTTGATGGAATACTGTCATCTCAAGCTCATTTATTCTTTTATCGGCATCATTTTCATTCTCAACATAATCTAAAACCTTGTCAAACTTAAATGTTTTCTTGATAATTTTAATTACCGCATCTACTATTAGCTTTTGACCTATCATTATATATTCCCATCTATAAGCTCACCCCAAAGAGAAGTTTGCCCGTTTATTATTTGTATAATATGGACAGTAAAATGCCCACCTTGAAAAAAATCTACTATTGCAAATGCATGAGCCCAGTTAATCTTTCTATTACCAAGCCATTCATTCTTTTCTCCAGACATATCTTTCAAACATCCTATACTCCATGCTGACTTAGGACCATCCATATGAGTAGCTGACATCTGTTGTAAATCATGCCAATGACCATACATTATATTGCATCCAAGCTTTCTTAAATGATTAGATGTATGATATTGACCTCCATACTGATGACCATGATAAAAATATAGCTTTCCTATCTTAAGATGCTTACCAAAAGGATAATAATTATAACCCCTCTCTTCCAATCTAACTGCATTAGCAAACTTATATTTAGGAATATAAGGATACTTTTCAACAGCCATATTACACCAGTCATCATGATTCCCTTCTGTAATATACTTTTCTTTACAATTAGCTTTATCTAAAGATTCATCTATAGTATCCATGCCCTTATTAACATAATGCACATCTCTATCAAAGTCTTCAATTAAAAACTCTAGCGGAGGAGCTTTCTTTCTCTTCCACTTCCAATGTGAAAAAGCAGACCATTCACCTACATCGCCTAAGTCAATATAGATATCTGGTTTAACTATTTCAATCGTTTGTTTTAAACAATTGATTGCAGGAATATCTGCTAATGGAAAGTGTTTATCAGGAGTTACTATTGCTCTCTTGACAACACCCTTATCAGAATTCATCCTACTTTAAATCTTTTCTTATCTGTACTATTAAATATACTATTGTCACTATTCCAACCAAGACTCTTACGACTTCAGGTATATATTCTATACACTGAATCAAAAAGCTTGTTCCTCCTATTCCTGTTGTTTTAAGTGTATCTATTAAATCCATTATACGTCATCAATCAATGCTGCAACAATACATTGTACATTGCCATCTCCAGCACTGCCAGCATCATTCATATTAGTATCTACAGTAACCGCGTGAAGATTTCCTACAGTAGTATTAGGGCACTTGCAAAAAAATGATTCTCCTGGACCTATTTCTATTCCATCTGCTAAATTATAAGCCGCAGTACCACCATCAAAGCATATTACTATAGCTTCGGTTGTACTCGTAGAACCATCAGTTGTTCCCGTATTTTTAATAAATAAAAATCTAACCTTATCGCCAGTAGCTATTGCCGCAGGGGAACTACCAGTAGCTGTACCTCCGCTTGCACCTATAAAATTACCAGCTATCAAATCAGTATCTGCAACATTGGTAACTAAAGTAGTCTTATAATACCACTTTTCATTAGCAGTAGCTGGCGTTACTGTAGCTTCACATCCAGTAAAATGTTTTTGTATTTCATCTGGCAATACCCTGACAGACATAATTACTTTAGCATCATCAGCCATTATTCATCCCTCAATTCAAAATGAGGAAAGTCATCGAACCGATTATCAGCTACTTCAAAGTCTTGGTCCCAGTCGCCACCCCAGCGTAGATTAATACCCATCCCACGAGCCAACCCAAGCACGAACCCAGCAAAAAGAGTTTGACGCTCTCGGTCTTCCCAATCCACGGGATAAGGTGTAACATCAACAGCACGACTAGGGAAGCTATTATGCCTACCTTTAGGGAAACGGACTTTTGTCTTTCCTTCGTCATATAACTTATTTTGTCTTTCCTCACTTCTATGCCCTTCAAGCACAGAACAGTCTGTATATTTAATTACTTCGTTAAAAACCTTTTGCAGTTTATCATCGCAAGAAGAAAGGTTCTCTAACGACCTTTTTCCAAATTTTGGCATGTTTCTCCTATTTCTTTTTACGTTTAGTCTTTTTCTTAGCCTTTTTAGGCGGTCTACCACGTTTACTTCCGTATGTTCCTTTTCCGTATGGCATTATTTCTTCTCCTTTTCTTTATTTTCTTTTTTCTTCTTAGGGCTTAAATCTTTTAACTTGATAATACTAGTCATTGTTATCTTCCTCCATACTATCTAAAAGTTCTAAAGCTCCTTGACATTTATAAACCAAAGCATGGTACTCATCTCTTTTCTGCATTGCATTTTCTAATTGCTTTTGAATAGCTACACGCTTATCTTCAGGCTTTATGTTTTCCTTAGACTCTTTCTCCATTGTTTCTCCTATCTTATTGCATGGCTACCAGTGCTTATAACTCTGATACCCTTTACTTTACTAGATTCATGTTTCTCAAGAATCCTTCTAAATTCTCTTAAAAAATACTCTTTAACTTCTATCTCCATAGCATCTTCTGCTAGTCTGGCCTTAATATAATATACTAAAGCTTTCGAAAGATAAGAAGGCAAATCTATGTTGCTATCTTCATTCTCTATATCATCTCCTGGAGCATTAGTATATTTTAATTCAATTCCATCAGTTACATTAGATTGTGGAGATTTCCATTCTTGCCTTGCAACACCAGGACCAAATTCTTTGTTATCCACATTATCGCTAAAAGAAGTATCTCTTTCTACAATAGCAATCCTATTGCCTTCTAAATAATAAGCATATTGTTTTTCATTAGCCATTATACATTATCCGCATCTGTTATGTTTGGTGGTGTAATCATTCTTGGTATAGACCTGTATTCATCTTTAGAATTAAAATGATTCTTAACTCTAACATCAATCATTCTAGTCATATTAGCTGGGATTTCATAGAATCTTTTACCCTCAACTATATTCATTCTTTCCATATCAACATGAGTCTCAGCTTCTATATTTATTTCTTCCAATCCGTCTTTAATATAAGCTATAATCTTACCAGTTTCGCTTGCACCACATCTTTCCATTAATTCTTGTACCGTCATAGTTATTTCCTTTTTAAACTAAAATTATCATAACGTGCCCATTTATTATCACCTACAGAACTTACGGTAATATATATCGTTGATTGAGTTGGTATAAAATGAGCTGTTTGAGTGCTTTCTGAAGTTAAGTTTCCACTACCATGATATGTAGTATCATTTACTGAATTACCTATATTTATCTGCCCTCTATTACCACTTTGATAGCCAACAGCTCTTACTATACAAGTATATCTTGTTCCAGGAGATACTGTTGCCTGTATAGATGTATGCCCTGTACCTGTAAGTCTTAAATCCCCAGACTGAATAACTTGAGCTCCATTAGTACCTGATGTTTGAACTAACGTAAATCCAGTAATATCAGTAACAGTCCCTAGAGATGTACCTGCACTTCTTAATCTTTGTCTGAATCTCTCTGCAGGAGCATAACCCCTATTTGTATTAATAGCTGAACTTAACCCTAACATATTAACCTACATAGGCAATAACGCCACCAGATGCTAATTTAAAAGAGCTCCATCTTCCATATATAGTTAATCCAGCTGGGAATGTTTCTGTCCCAGTGGCAACGCCATTTGAGCTAATACTTGCACTTGTACCATCAGAATCTGGAAAGTATCCATCATCTTCTGCGACTAATCCAGTAGCGTCATTTTCAAAAGCTGTTTCTTCTAAAAAAGTAATTGCTACAAATACGCCATTACTTGCTGTAACAGCACCTGTTCCTCTTACATGTATCGAACCTGATTGACCTAATCCTGCATTCTGTGCTTCCTGAACACTATATGCATGTAATCCTCTTCTATTTCCTGCCATGTCTACCTCCTGCCCTAAGCACTGGCTGTGCGTGAATGGGCTTGTTTATTATTATACGTCTGTTATTATTGCTGCTACTTGTACTAAAACATCTCCTGTGCCTACTGCACTTGGAGAGCCATTAGTAACTACTACCGTACCAGCACCTATTGTATTTAGAGTAGTAGCTGGAAGCTTACCTACCCATAAATCTCCTGAATCTATAAATACTCCTTCTACCTCATTATAATCACCATCTGCTGCTGCAGCTAAAGAAACAACAATACCTTCTGAAGTTGCAGTAGTTCCATCAGTTGTTCCTGTATGCTTAATAGCTATCCATTTTACTTTATCTCCAGTAGCTGTTACAAGCTCTGTCCCATCAGCTCTTATAGTTCCTTCATATTCTATACCAGCTTGCAATAATGCAGCGGAAGAAGCATCTACTATAATTTCTTTATAAATCCAATAATCTCCAGTAGTAGGTTCATAATTTAAATTTCCACTCATACTACCTTTATTAAGGTCGCTCAATATTAAAGCACTTAAACTTGCTGTAGCTTTATCAGCCATTATTCATCTCCCTTTTCTTGTTTTTCTCGCCTTGCAGAAATACCTAAAGCACCATTATATTGACCCATTAAAGCCATATATTGTTCTATAAACCATTTATATTTAGCTAAAGATTCTTGTATCTCTTGCTGATATTGACCAACTTCTTGTGCATGTTTATATAATTCGCTTCTATATTCAGTTGCTTTTTGCTGAACATTTCTATCTGCATTCTTAACTCTATTGTCAAGATTTGATTTAAACACTTCTAATTCATTAGTAAAACTTCTTACCTCTTCTTCTCCAAGAGATTTAAATTGCTCTATAGCCTTATCTAACTTAGCCATCTCCTTATCAGCTGCTTCAAAGTCTTCATTAAGTAAATGAGTTGTTACCTTGCTTAAAGTAAAATCTAAAGGTTTGCTAATATATGTTGGTGTAGATGGTAAATCTACATCATCAATTGAAAAAACAGGAGAATTTAACTTCGTTACTTTAGTTGGCATATTATTTTGTATATCAGCAGCAGCAGCCAAGCAAGACATAGCTGTTGCATATTGAATTATAAGATGTTCATATTCAGCTGGGAAAGCCACCCCAGAGATAGAATCATTATGAGTTGCCGATGGATATCCTACTTGACTTAGATGAACTTGAGTATTAGCATCTTCAGGTGCAGGTATCACAAATAACTTTTTATTTAAAATATAAAATCCTGGACTCAAAGCACTTCTATAATGAAGACTGCTTTTTTGAGTTGCTAAATATCTAACATTAGCATCAATTGGAGTTGCTGGACGTAAATCAGTACTACTTCCATTACGTCTTGCAACATTCAAAATAGCTCCAGTAATTGTAATCCCACTATTATTATCATCAGTATTATCTGCAGAGAACTTAACTGCTTCTGAAGGCCTAATAGCAATAACTTTATTAGTTATATCTTTAATAGCATCAGATAAGAATTGACTTAATTCATCCTCAGTTGGAGCACTACTTGCACCAATAGATATTTGAGATAAACCCTGTACTTGATTCTTAAATGTTGCCATTAAACACTCGCTACAAAAACTTCTACATCAACAGCATTAGCACTTGGGTCAATCAGTATACTTTCCAAATCATGTAATGTAGTTTGAACACTACCATCCGTATCATATACTGCAATAGAATCGTGACCTGTGCCCATTATTAAACTCTGACCAGCAGCTAATAATATAGTAGCAGTCTCATTTACAGCACTAGCACCACTACCACTTTCAGTAGTATCTACCTGCAGATTAACATTAACTGATTCAGCATTATCCAAATTAGTTACTCTAATATATTTTGTATCAGCAATATCTAAGCTTGCATCAGTTATATCTACCTGTGCTCCAAATCTTACAATTGTAGTATCTACATTAGCTATACACGTCACTATTCTTTTATACACTTCGTTAATAGATGATATACTAAAAGATTGAGTATTCCCTTGTTGTTGTCCATTCAAGGTTATGCTTTCAGTGAGAGTTACCGTTAATGTTGCAGGCGTTATTGTTGTCGCCATATTTCTTATTCCTTATGTTTAAGCCAACTCCCCCGCTCTTGGAGAAACACCTAGAGCAAGGGAGAGACTTATTTTGTTTATTAAGCTACTTATGTGTTGCTGTTTCCTGAATAAAATGCAGACCCATCACACACAACAATTGACAATTCTCCTGCAGCATTAATAGTAATACTATTAACTGTAGAAGAGCCAGATTTGTGAACGAAAGTTGCATTCCACCCTGCTGAATCAGCAGCTGCTGGTAGAGTCACTGTTGCGGCATTAGTTAAGAAGATTTTACCACTATCACCTGCTGTTAAAGTAACAGCACCTGATATTTCTTCTACATACGCTCCGCCCCAATGAGCTTTTGAACCTATTTTAGTTACAGCCATTATCTACCTCCTATTGTAATCCGACTTCAAGTCGAATGTGTTCAACATCAGCTCCTGCTCCTGCATCTTTCATAAAGGCACCGAATACAGTAACAACATCACCAGCATCAAAAGTAACCGAATGAGTATTTACTGTAGGGTCAGAACCATCTATTTTGAATGTAGCAAGGCCTGCTTTAGATACATAAACTGCAAGTTCATGAACTTCACCATCAGCCCAATTATCAGTTGTGTCTGTTGGAGTAGCAGTGCTATTATTTAAAGCAGTTTCAGCTTTAATATCACCATTGTCTACATTTAAACAGGCATAATCTGTATAAGTAGCTTTTGGGTCAGCAACATGAGTTTGTGATTTTAATCTAAAGCCAAACATACAATAGTCAAGACTGCCAACAGTTCCTATTTTGAACTTATGCTTTGCATAGAATGCTGGTCCGCCAATAGTAAAAGAATTAACACCTTCAATTCCTTTAAACGTTCTTTGGCATGTAGTCCACTGATATCCAAGATTATTAGTATCAGCTTGTTCCCAAGACATTCCAAGGTCTGTTCCAAAAGGAGCATCTACAGTACAAGCACCCATATAAGCACAACTCAAGTTGAGCCCATCTGGGAATTGTAATTGCACATGTTCTTCTGTACTACCATCAACTGGTGCTTTAGCAGCACCACCAAAAGCAGTTCCATCTGCATATAAAGGGCATTCGTCAAAATTATAGACTCTTACCTTATCATAATCTGCAGCAATTTGACTATCTATCTTATTTTGTCCATACATTGGATTTGCCATAATATACCTCCTTATGTCCAGATAGCATGAGATTCAGGCATTGACCATTCCATCCCAGCTTCTGTTAAGATTAAGTCTACTCTTCTATCAACTCCAGAATTTTCTAAAGTCTGAACCCCTACGTAGACGGATGTATCACGGTTCAATCCATTACCAACTAGTGGTCTATATGCACAGTTCTTCATATTAACACCTAACATTTTAATATTAGTACCGTCTAAGTGAATATTTCTAGCAACATTCATATCACCATAAGGTGTTGAGAATGTAGTGATATCTACACCTAGAACTTTTTTCTTGCCAGTCATAGCAAAATCAGCTCTAAAGTTAGAAGATATTTCTAGATTATTTTTGAAGTATCCACCTAGTTTGTGCATCCAGTTATATACTGCAGTATTGCAGAAATAAACTGTAGCTCCACCTGAATTATATCTTGGGTCTAAGAAGTTAGACATATCATCCAAGAAATCATCGGCAGTTTTAGTTGCAGTGTTTAAACTAAATTGGTTACCATAAGTAGTAATATAATCAACTGCACCTTGAGTTGTATTATATGTCTCATTTTGAGAACCAAATAGTAATGAAGCTTCCATATCCCACTTATGTTCAATCAGCTTTTCTTTCCAAATACGAGCCCACTCATTACCTTCATATTTT